ATAACAAGTGCATCTTCCATCATTGATAACTGATTTGCAGTCTTCAATGCCTTGTGCAGATACCCGATGACTACATTCTTAGTGTAATCAAGTAATCCCGAAGTCGTATATGTAACTGCCTCGGGTGCAATTCGTACAGTGTTTCCTTCCGCTGCACTGGATTTATCAAATCCTTTATCATTGAAAACATAGAACTCTTCTATCTTTGAAATCCTTTCGATTTTAGTCTTAGGGTCTCTTTCTTTTTCAATGTTTCTGACCTTCTTAATTTTAATCGGGTCAATGTTTCTTAAGTCTACTATACCTCTTTTGGTATTTTTAGCGTCAACGACTTTGTGGAAGTATACCCTTCCATCTACGTACCATTTTCTGAATAATTCATGAGAGTTCTGATTGAACTTCATCATTGATAGGATGCTGTAAAACTCGTCTTGTATCTTACCTTTGATACTGTCAGAGAGTTTAACATCTCTGAGGTCGAGTGTGACTATCCTATCAGAACTATCCGATGTGATACACTCATTAACTATATCTTCGATTGCAGAATCACATTCTGGCACCAAAGACACTTCACGATATCGACGAATGAGTTCTGCCTCGTTCTTGATACCGCCTTCCATATCGACGTATGCACCATATGCTCCGCCACCTATGAATCCACTTTGTTGTTGTATGACTGGTGTACCGTCATCATCAACTGGTGGAACAAAAGAAGGTGCCTGAGGCAACTCCTTTGTTCTTAACTCATCCCTCTTACGGGATATTTCAAATCCTAAAATTTCCATACTAATATTTATACCACTCTAAAAGTGGGTTTTTCACTTTGTTTAAAGAACTCTTTCCCAGTGAGAGAAAGTCAAATCAACTGTAAATTCTTCTAATGCATCTACTGTTTCATAGCTTAATGCTATTTCACCGATGTTTTTAGGGAACATGTTGAAGAACTCGTATCTCGCTAGAACTGAGTCGTCTTTATTTAACTGTTCTACAAATCCTCTTGATAGTAAGTAATCAAGTGTAGTAGACCCTTCACCACTATCCATTGCTTGTATTTCCATCTGCCATGCTTCTAAAGCAGTTCTTGCTGAAAATTCCATGTCATTGATAATAGTAACTGACCAGTCTGCAAAAGAACGTTCTCCTGCTAACTTTAAGTTTGCTCCTCTGAAAGGTATTACAACTTCACTTAAGGTTGCAGCTGGGATGTTTGCACCTTTACACATGAACTCGATATTGTTTCCAGCTCTTGGTAAGAATACTCTAAAACGGTTTGCTCTTGGGCCACCACCGATTAGTTGTGCTTTAAATTGGTCTATTGTTGCCATGTTTTATACTCCTTAAACTGCACCATAAATTTCACTAAACTCAACACCCGACCTTGCAGCCACGAAGTTAAGAGTGATAAAGTTAATACTTCTAGAAGGTTTCACAAAGATAGAACATACAAATTCGTTTCTATCGATGACTGAATCAGTGTTGTTTGTTTCGTCACAAACTACTGAGAAATCTACTAGTCCTCTTCTGTTTTTTACATCTCTTAGGAAAGGTTCTACCGCTGCTCTAAACTGAGCTCTTGTGAATGCATCATTGAATTCAAAGAGTTGTGATTTAGCTGCAGTTGATATTGCCTTCTCTAGTACTATGAATAATCTTCTGACATTAATTCTATCAAATGCTGATGGAGAAGTTAATGCTGTCTTGTCACCGTAAAGAATTGTTCCTTGGCCTGGGAATGTTACTACTGGATTAACTCTTGCTCTGTACAAACTATCTCTAGATGCTTGTGAAGGGTTAAACGCAAGTTTAGTAATTCCTAGGTATTGTCCTCTAGAGAATCCTGCTGGTGAGAACCATGCATCTCTAAGAAGGTCTGACCTTGCCATAACGCCTGCTGTATGTCCGTTAGCAGGTACGTAACAGTACTTATCGTTATATCTGTCATATTGATATGTCCAACCGCTGTCTATTACGGCATATGAACTTGATGACATAGTATTTGCACTTGCAATAACGTTAGTTGCTTGTGATGACTCTGAAGTAATACCAACAACGTCTGAACGTCTTGGAGATATTACTGCGATACAATCCTTTCTACCCTCTGCAATTAAAACTGCTTGGTTAGCAAGAGTAGTCCAGTCTGCAAGAATGTCTTGGTCATTACCACTTGCATCAGCAGTTCTTGATGAACCTGTAATTAGGAAAGATATATCAGATGTTTCACCATCTTTATAATGAGTTTCCCATGTACCGTACTTCTGAGCTGCAGTTGCAGTGTTACCATTTTTACCGTTTGCTAGGGATGAAACTTCTGCCAATGTTGGTCTTAAGAATGCTTTACCCGAAGCAGCTGATACTGCGTGTGTTCTATGTTCCGCTGCACTGTTAATCATTGCAGTTGAATGTTGTCCCCAATATACCCACTCTGAACTGTTTCCTATTACATTTCTGTAGTAGTTAGACTCACCACTTGTGTCTTTTGCGTCTGACGCAAGAGAAACAAATCCATAAGTCTCTAACATTGTGTGTGGAACTCCTGTGATTGCACCGTCTTCGTCTACTACGACTACGTGAATTTCGTCTGTTACTCCACCAGCTGATGTTGCTGATGCAGACTTGCCTGGAGCTTTATCGAATGATGCATAGAATTCCCAGTATCTATTAACTGCAGAACCGTTTGCAACGGATACTGTTAGACCTGTTCCTGCTGGTTGTCCTAATGCTTCGATTGTGATGTTGTCTGAGTTGACTGCTAGAACTCTGTATTGTTGAGTTGTTGCACCAAATGTGATGATGTCTCTGACTTGTACTAATGCACCGCCACCACTCGCAAGTGTTATAACGGTTTGACCAGCTGCCTCTGCAACTCCTGTTGTTGTTGCTGAATCATTGTAATATGCATCTGAGGATGCACATACAGAAACTTTCAATGAATTACCTAAGACGCCAGGGCATCTTGCAATCCATTTACCTACTGTTCCACCGAGAGCTCCACTCTCGTATGATTGAACATATTCGTCATGATTCTTTAAAAGTGAAGAAGAAGAACCACCACTATTTGCACTAAACAAACCTGTAGTGTTAATCCTAACTACTTTAAGAGATGAACCATATCTTAAAAATGCTTCTGCTGAATAAAAGTCTTCTGCTCCTGCAAGTGTATTAGCTGGTTCGTAAAACTCATCGACTAAACCCTTTGTATCTGAAACTGTCTTAACTTCATCAACAGGGCCCCATTGGAATGAACCAGCGAAAGCACCAGTTGTGCTTGATACTGCTGGTACAACATTTGTAAGGTCTACCTCTTTGACCTGTACGCCTGGTGATACTTGAAATGCCATACTTTTTCTCCTGTTAATGTAAAAAGTTGTTTACTGTTTTATTTATAACTTTTAATTTCCTAACTTAATAGCTTTATTACTATTCCATGTTTTTGTGATACCATCTATCACCTTGATTATCAACAAATGATGTTTCCTGTTGTGAAACATCTCCAAAGACTCCTGCTGGTAGCAAGTCGTCTTGAATTATCTTCTGTTGTTCTGCATACAACAAGTCTTTAACTTGTGTATCAGTCAAGTGATAAAAGTATTCCGTGGTGATAAACCAACTAAACATTACGACATTCATTACCATGTCGTCGTGATATCCTCTATCAGCCTCGAAACTAGTACCTTTATTTATGAAGGTCATAAGCTCCGTGATTGTAGGTCTATCCACTAACTCTAATCTGTGTTCTTCCAACAACTCTTTCATTGTAGAACAACCGATACGTTTAATCTTTCTCGACATCGTAACTCCAATGTCTTCTGCTTTTGCAAAACCTTGAGTAAAGACGTTTTCGTACTCTATATCATAGTGCAATTGATTGGCCACCATAGCACCTTCGTTATTATTCTCAATTATTACAATTGGC